GTCCCCTGATTTTTCTTCAATAAAATCTTCAAAATCATCTAAACCGTCTGATATAAATCCAAAAGGAGACATATCTTGTTCGATTTGATTTTTTTGTTCTTCATATAATCTTTTTCGTATATCATTATCCGTCATTTCTTTGAAATATTCTTGAGCAACTAACCAAGAAAAAATGACTAAACACATTACCAAATCATCATTACACCCTTCTTCTGCCTCAAAGGAATTATGCCTCTGGGCAAATGTTGTTAGTTCACTGATAATATCATAATCAGTAATGAATAATTTATCGTCCTCAATCAATAATTTTAAATTAGAACATCCTAACTTTTTAACAGATGAAGTTGTTCTAACTCCAAGTTGAGATTTTTTACCACTAAATCCAGATCCAGCAACTTGTCCGGCACGACCTTTCATTGCACACATTAAGATATTGTCATATTCCAAATCAAAGTGAAGAATATTTGCAACTTGATCTCCAATATCATTTACTTCAATTAATAACCAAGAATTATTATATGCCTTTGCAACCTCATTAATAATTGCCGGAAATAGCATCGGCTTAATTTCATTATTTTTATATTTCGCCACGACTTTGTAAGGAAAATTTGTGATGTCAAAAACAACAAATGCTGAATAGTCATTTCCAATTCCGCGAGCAACATCAACGGTAATTAGGTAATTATGATCTTCTTTTGGATTTTCATAAACATCAAGTCCTTTACTCCTTTTTATTGGATCATCATATACTAATATTTTAAGTTTCGATGGATTAATGAGTGTTCCTACAGAACCCAAAAATTCACAAAGATGCTCTGCTCTGAATTGTTCTTCACTTGTGTTTGCAATGGTTGTTGCCTTCCACTGCTCATCTCTTCCAGGAACTTCAGACCAATGAACTTCTGTGGCAACAAATTCACTTTTATGTCTTTCTGCATCGTGCCACATACGATAAAAGTGATTCATACCCTTTGGTGTGGATACGATAATTACTTTTGATTTTTTACCAGAAGAAATAGTTGGATAAACTGATGCAAAGAAATCATCTGCAATATGATTTGGAACGAATGCAAATTCGTCCAAGAAAATAATATTAAAAGACATACCTCTAACCGCAGAGGCGGAGGTGGATGCGGCAATAATTTTTGATCCGTTTTCTAATTCTAAAGATCCTCTATTCCAAACTATAACTCCTTGCTGTAACCATTTTGGAAGATTTTCATACGATAATTGCAATCTTCCTAATATTTCTCTTGATGTTGTTGCCTTATTTGCCAGAATTCCGACATTGACATTATCATTAAATAAAATATAGTGTAATAAGTATGATACTACCGTTGTTGTGTTATGGGAAACTATGTTATTGGTGTAGTATATGTTTCCACCACCAACATCAACTAAATCATACATATTAGACTTATTTTTTGTAATCTCTACTGATGAAATTTTTTCTATACCGTCTGATGTTTGTATCTCATCACCAACTTTTAAGTCTTCGCAAAATATTTGATCCCAGTTTTTATCTATAAAAATATGCTTATCGGCACATATTAAAAATTTTCCAAATTCTGTGGTTACGATCCATTCATCATATTCTATAGTCTTCGCAATACCAGAAAAATCTTGCCATCCAGAAGGAGTCTCAACTTCCCAATCATTTGAATTAAATTGTTCTATAAACTTATTCATTTAAGAAATCCAAGCATCTTATCAGACATTCATCTGGATCATTTTTATAATCCTCTTCTTTAATATGTAGTACATCATATCCAGATTTAATTAATATTTCATCACGATCACTATCCCTCAATCTATTTGTATTGGTAATTTTATATTTATTGTGCCAATAAGTTCCATCAAATTCTATTATTTTTTTTAGGTTGATATTAATAAAATCTGGAAGAAGCATTCTATGAGAAGTCTTTAGTCTATATTCATTATTAATACCACTATGGTCTGGATTTTTATTTTCATCTAACTGTGCGAAAAATATACAATCTTTTTGATTTAAATTATTATAAATTTTCCAAAATAGTTCTTGAGAAATTTTAGAAAATCCATTACATTTGGTTTTTTTGCAACTGTTTTTCCACTTTTCTTGTCTATCTACCCATATTTTTATACCATCCTCCTCTCCATACTTTTTAATACATTTTTGTAGAGTGAATGTAGATTGTCTTTCGCTTATTTTTTCTTTTGCTTCATTTTCGGTAAAACCTTTTTTTATCCAATATTTAATTGTTGTATTATTATTGCCGTTATTTTTAGATGACTCTGAAACTTTTTTTATAAGTTCTTCTTTATCTATTTTATCGGAGTAAATAAATTTATCTGAAAATGGGGAATATTTTCCTCCGTGATTATATGCAGGGTTCTTATCACCCAGTATTCTATTTGATTGATCTTGTATATAATCATCGCTTCTAATATTATGTTTATATTTATTTTTATATTCTTTAGTTGTAATTTTATGGGTTCTTGTTATATGAGATGTTAAGTCGTGTGCTATTAAACCACATATTTTACATTCTACTGCACCTTCTTTTAATAACTGCTCCACAGTTTTAATTAACTCATATTTAATCTTATATTCTTCATAATTTTTATATCCGTGTTCTTTTTGGATGTGATGTGATAAATGCTTTCCGCCACACACAACCTTTCCACAATCAAGACAAGTTAGGATTGTTTTCTTTCTTGATTTTTTCATAAAGTTCTCCGACAGTTAATTCAACAATTTCTCCGGTGATTTTATGCTTCACCTTTACTATTGTATTTATACTAAAACATTTTCCAACTTGACGCGGCATTTTACAGATATTAAATCTGTGCTTATGAAAATTATTGACTAATCTTTCCTGAAAAGGCCACATATTAAAACCAATAAGACCTTCATCAACGTTGACAATTTTAATGTATTTCTTTGCAAAATAAACAGGGTCATCTTTACAATTTAAGAACTCAATAATTTGTTCTTCTGTAAATTGAATTGATGTATTTGCTCTCTTTAAGTTTGGATTAGAAAGATATGCATCACCTTCTTTTAAAATAATATCTTCAATTTCCATACTAACAATTCCACTTCTTTAGTGCTAATGCTTTTCTGGTTGGACGCCCCTTTTCATCTTTCATAGTACCTTTTACCCCTCCCATACGAGCACAGAATGATTTTCTACGCTTAGCATCCTTAGATCCTGGTTTTAATTTTGAGGGTTTTGTTGTAACGGCAGTTTGTAATTTTGATCCTGGATTTTGTCTTCTATAAGATGCCACTCCAGCAGCATTTAAACCACCTTCTGGATTTTTACCTTCTTTTCTTTGCCAGGCGGCGGATGCTTCGATCATAAACTGAGAAAATGATTTTGGAGTATATGAGTTTGCAAGTGGAACCATTTTTTTACCCTTTTTCTTCATACCTTTTGCAGTATATCCGTCCCAACATGCCTCATCCACATTCGTTTCATCACTATCAAGATAATCTGAAGCAGTATCGATATAATCTGTTGCCTTTGTTATTTTTGATTGAACCCAGGCGGGAAGTTGTTGATTTCCTTTTTTTATATTTTTTCTCAATAAAGAAACTGCCTTCATAATCGTATCAAACTCACTTCTTGCCATGTATCCTTCATCGTCCTTTTTCTTACCACTTGCAATTTCTTTGTGGTCCTCTTTGATCTGTTTATATTCTTTGGACTCATTTGCAGGATGAACCTGAGCAATACTAAACTTTAGTTGATTTGGAGAAAGACTCGAAGGAGATGAAAACATATCCCAATATTTTGGACCATATTTACACTCATCTCTGGTTTCATCTTTTTCACATTTAGGACAATATCTTATTCCCATTTCTTCTGACAGTGGGTCTTTTGAAATCAAATCAATCGACTCTGATTTATTTCCCCAATTTGCGGCACCAACCTTACGGCATTTTACAAGTGCCCCTGAGGCATAGGCAGAAGGCCAAACATCATATCTTGACTTTACTTTTGTGTAACAGGCATCTTTTTTGCCACTACTCTTACCCT